TCAGTTACCGGTATCACGGTGTTCTATGGCTAAGACCCCGGCTTGGACGCGTAAAGAAGGCAAGAACCCTAAGGGCGGTTTGAACGCCAAGGGCAGAGCCTCCTATAACAAAGCCAATCCGGGCAAGCCTGGACTCAAAGCGCCACAGCCTGAAGGCGGTGCGCGCAAGAAATCTTTTTGCGCCCGCATGACGGGGATGAAAAAGAAGCTGACATCAGCCAAGACTGCCAATGATCCAAACTCGCGCATCAATAAAAGTTTAAGAGCGTGGAATTGTTAAATGGAAATGATGATCTGGAATGTTGTGCTTACGGCATTTGTGGGCGTTATGGCCTTTATGCTGAAGGGCAAATTTGATGAGCTGGATCGCCTTGGCATCTTGTTGAACAAGACCAGGGAAGAGGTTGCACGCGACCACGTTACGCGTTCAGAAGTGCGCAGTGATATGGAAAGGTTGATGGAGCGTTTGGATGCAGGAATCCAGCGCCTTGAGAACAAGATTGACGAACTGGCTAAGAGTGGTCGAAATGCCCAGCGTTAGTAAGAGGCAGCATAACCTGATGGCAGCAGTGGCTCATAACCCAAAGTTTGCCAAGAAGGTCGGCATCCCGCAAAGTGTTGGGGATGATTTTATGAAGGCCGATAAAGGCAAACAATTTAAACGAGGTGGTGAAATGGCTGAATCGAAGAAGATGGTCAAGAAGGAAGTGGCCTTTATGAAAGCGAAGGGCGCTCCCAAGTCGATGGTCAAACACGAACAGGCCGAGATGATGGGCATGAAGAAGGGCGGCATGGCCATGAAGAAGGGTGGCTGCGCCAAGATGGCTATGGGTGGTTCGGTCAAGCCGACCGCTATGGGCAAGGTTAAGACCGCAGCTCCGAGCCGTGATGGTGTAGCTACCAAGGGCAAGACCCGTGGTACCAACCTTGGTAACTCTGGCAAGAATGTCCCGATCCAGTCTGGCGCACGCGGCATGAAGCGCGGCGGCAAGTGCTAAGGATTTAATCATGCCAACGATGAATCGGATTGACATGGAAGACGTGACGCTTGATAAAAGCGGGCAAGAAATGTCGCGCCGCAAACTTAACGATGAAGAAATTCGCAAGCGCCTGGATGCTGCCATGGCTCCAAAGAAGCCCATGAAAGACTTTGGGGTCGAGGGCCTTGGCGATCTGACTGGTCCGCCGGAACTAACGAAGCCCGTTAAAAAGGCCAAAGGCGGGTCGGTTAGCTCAGCCTCCAAACGTGCTGATGGCTGCTGCGTTAAAGGTAAAACTCGCGGAAGGATGGTGTGACATGGCAATCGAAGACATTTTGGGAGCTGTCTCTCCTGCATTTAGCATTGTATCCGGCAAGGGTCCGTATTCGGACTTGGCAAAAAGCGGGATGGCTGGAGTTATTCCGCAAGCCATTGCAAGGGGTAACGATGACGACAAAAAGAAAAAAGCGCCGGGCGCGGCCCCATCGGGCCAGCCCATGAAGAAGGGCGGCAAGGTATCGTCGGCATCTAAGCGCGCTGATGGTTGCTGCGTCAAGGGCAAGACCAGAGGGAAAATGGTGTAACCATGGCCGAGAAAAAAATTTCCCAAAGACTGCGGGAAGCCGCAGGCAAGATGACGTATGACCCGTATCAAGACGAAACTCCGTCGGTTGGTTATCCGTCAGTATTTGCAGAGGAAGTTGCTACAGGACGACTCCCCGATCGCCGCAATATGGGCAAGAAATTCATTGATTACGGTGCGGAAAGAATTGTGGCGCCGTTGACTGATCAAGCTGGCAGAGCTGCTGCGGCGTTGGGCATGAAGAAGGGCGGCAAGGTTTTGTCCGCTTCAAAACGTGCCGATGGCTGTTGCGTTAAAGGCAAGACCAGAGGGAAGATCGTATGAGACCGAGTCGCGGCATGGGGTGCATTAGAGCTTCCAAGATGCCTACTGGTAAGACCAAGGCTCGCCGCGACGATACGGACTTTACGGAATACGCCAAAGGCGGAAAGGTAGGCTTGTATGCCAACATTAATGCAAAGCGTCGTCGCATCGCTGCAGGCTCTGGTGAAAAGATGCGTAAGCCTGGTTCAAAAGGCGCCCCAACAGCCGACGCCTTCATCCAATCAGCCAAAACCGCCAGGAGAAAGTGATGGCGGAGAAGTGGATCCAAAAGGCGATCAAGAAGCCGGGAGCCCTGCGCAAGTCGCTGGGAGTCAAGTCGGGCAAAACAATCCCCGCCGCCAAGCTGGCAAAAGCAGCAAAAGCTCCGGGAACGCTCGGAAAGCGGGCTCGCCTAGCTCAAACGCTAAAAAAGCTCGGTAAGTAAATGACTACCACTGGCACCTCAGTTTTTAACCTCGACGTCAATGACCTGATTGAAGAGGCGTTTGAGCGTTGCGGCCAAGAGCTGCGTACGGGCTATAACTTTCGTACGGCTCGCCGCAGCTTGAACCTGTTGACAATTGAGTGGGCCAACCGTGGTATCAACTTGTGGACGATTGAAGAGGGGCAGATCCCTCTGTACCCCAATCAAGTCATCTACGCTTTGCCGAACGATACGATTGACCTGTTGGACCAAGTGACCCGCACTAATGCTGGTGTTGGGACCACTCAAGTTGACATCAACATCAACCGTATCAGCGAGTCGACTTATTCGACCATCCCCAACAAGTACGCCCAGGGCCGACCGATTCAAGTGTGGATCAACCGGCAGACTGGTGAGACCAATGCCACTACGGCGCTTGTGAACACTCAACAAGTCAGCACCACTGATACGACGATCTATCTGGATGACGTGACTCAGCTGGGTGCTGCAGGATTTATTACCTTGGGCAGCGAGCTCATCAGCTATAGCCAGCTGACTCAACCCAGCCCAAGTTCGACCGCTGGCTATCTAAGTTATTGTGGTCGTGGTCAGCAAAATACGATTCCTGCCATCCACGCGATTGGCACATCTGTATCTGTATCGCGCCCGCCCAACATCAACATTTGGCCGGTGCCCAACCAGGGATCGGTTGGCAATCCGTTCTACATGTTTGTCTACTGGCGCATGCGCCGCATCCAAGACACTGGGACTGGCGTAAAGACCCAAGACATCCCATTCCGTTTCTTGGAGTGCATGGTTGCCGGCCTGGCTTACAAGATGTCTTTGAAGCTGCCGAACATGGACCCCAATCGGATCACCATGCTTAAGGCAGAGTACGAGCAGCAGTTCCAACTGGCCGCCGAGGAAGACCGGGATAAGTCTAATGACCGGTTTGTGCCGCGTGTTCTGTATTACAGCTAATCATGGCAAAGACTCTAACAAAGTTAAGCCCGGACGAAGAAAGTCGGTTTCAGTCCGACTATTTTGAGTACGCCAAGAACACGGGCATGAGCCCAAACCCAGACGATAAAGAGCACTACTACGACTATCGCGGGGCGTGGAAGAGCGGAGTGGATCTGACCGGCGTGGACGCTGGGGATCACCTGACCAGTCAATTTAAGCTGCCTGGCCATCCGCGCACGTATGTGAATCCTCAAACTGACGAAGGCAGCGCAAAGCCCAAGAAGGGCTATGTCAAAACGTACAAGAAGGGCGGCACTGTTCGTGGCCACGGATGTGAGCTGCGCGGCAAAACCAAAGGTAGGTTTGTGTAATGTCCGGGCCCAAGTATGCCTCTGGCAAATACTCGATTGCCGAGTGCGATCGGTGCGGCCAGCGGTACATGTTGAAGCAGCTGAAGAAACTGACCATCAAGACCAAGATGGTCAATATCAAAGTTTGCCCGGAGTGTTGGGAGCCTGATCAACCGCAGCTGCAGCTTGGAATGTATCCCGTGTATGACCCGCAAGCTGTGCGTGAGCCAAGACCTGATATGAGTTACTACTTGTCTGGCACGACTGGCCTGCAGATTGCATTGAACGGCGGCACCAGCCCTAATGCCGTTGGGTACTCTGGAGAAGGCAGTAGAATAATCCAGTGGGGCTGGAATCCTGTTGGCGGATCAAGAGCCAATGACGCGGGCTTGACTCCTAACTATTTGGTGTTGGGCGTGCAAATCGGTACAGTAACGGTAGTCACGACTTAGGAGTCAACCATGGACAAATCAGATCTGAAGCAAGACAAAGCCCTGATCAAAAAGGCTTTCAAGCAGCATGACGCCCAAGAGCACAAGGGTAGCAAGGGTACTGTGCTCAAGCTGCGCAAGGGCGGCAAGACTAACGAAGAAATGAAGCGTTTGGGTCGCGGTATGGCTAAGGTCATGAACCAACGCACGTCATCGCGGAGTCGATAATGGCTAAATTCAGTATGAAGAAAGGTGGCAAGGAAGTCGGCTCTGCCGAAGTCTATGCTGAACCCCATAATATGAAGGGTCAAAAAGGCGCGGACGTTAGCAATAACGGATATTTCCCGGAACCGACCAAGGCAGATAAAGTGAATATGTCGGTAG